ACCTTGCTTTGCGCATGCAAGAGCTTAGGGATCAGGTGCGAGAGTTTGAGCAGGAGAATAAAGGTATTGGCAAAACCTTGCCGGATGATCTTCCGGAACCGCCGAAGGATCTTATCACGAAGCCCGGGGACTTATGGATTCTCGGGGATCATCGGTTGCTGTGTGGTGATAGCACCAAGGAAGACGACGTGGCGAGATTGATGGACGGTCAGCAGGCGGATCTGCTCGCTACCGATCCGCCATACTGCGTTGATTATACCGGCAAGGACAGACCCAATGGAGGCAGGGATTGGTCGAATGTTTATCACGAGATCGATATCCCGGACGCATCAGCTTTCATGAGAAGTTTTTATTCGGTCGCTTTGAAATTTATAAAACCACATACGGCGTTGTATCTCTGGCACGCATCGAAGCGGAGAAGCGAGATTGAGTGCGTGTGTCAGGAATTAAATATTCTCATTCATCAGCAAATCATATGGGTTAAGCCGTGCGTAATATTGACCTATTCATTTTACTCATGGCGGCACGAGCCATGTCTTTTGATGTGGGTTAAAGGGCAGAAGCCGCCTTACCGGCCGAAGGACAAATCGATCGGAAGCGTTTGGTCAATTGACTTCGTGCGTTCAGGCGATCCTACGACACCGGAGTATCACACTGATGTTTGGGAGCTTGATTGGGAAGGAAAAAAACGGGGAAGCTCGATCGCTGAGCACCCCACGGTTAAGCCGACCGAGGTGTTCGCTATACCAATACGGGTGCATACGCAGGTCGGGAATATTTGCTTTGAGCCTTTTTGCGGATCGGGTTCACAGATCATCGCCGCAGAAAGATTAAATCGCAGGTGCTTTGCCATGGAGCTTGAGCCGTTCTTCGTGGATGTGGCTGTTAAACGCTGGGAAGAGTATACCGGCAAGAAAGCGGTGAGAGCTTAATGGAAGAAGTAAAGCCGAAACAGAATTTGGCGGATATCGCCCGGAAGAAACGCTACCTGCATTTGATTGAGAAATTGCATAGCGGTACGCCGCTTACTAAGGTTGAGATCAAAGAGCTTGAGGAGTTTGAAAAGGAGCCGCAGGAGCCGACCATCGTTAAGAGCGCAGAGGAAGTAGCGCAGTTTATGGATGTGTCGGAGCGCACGGTTTATCGGTGGCGTAATGAGGGCATGCCGGTCACGAAAGACGGTTACTACGATCTCGAGCGAATCAGGGTTTGGTTTGAGGAACGAGAAAAGACCGGTGATGGTGAGGGTAAAGCGTATTGGGAAGAAAAGATCAGGAAGTATAAAGCGACGCTTCTTGAGATTGAGTTGAAGAAAGCCCAAGGCGAGCTTATTTCAAGCGAGGATGTCGAGCGTGGGCGTATTTTAAGAATCATCGCTGTTAAGCGGGCGTTTTTGGCGTTACCGACTCGGCTCGCACCGACTCTTTCCATGCAGGAGCCAAGAGAGATTGAGGTCATTCTTTATGAGGCGATATCAGAAATTATCGATGAATTTGCGGGAGTGGTAAATGAGAACATTGAAACAGGACAGGGGAATTTGGACGCAGGCGGAGCGGCAAGCGTGGAAGCGTCCGGCGAAGATAACAGTCAGTCAGTGGGCTGATCAATACCGTTATCTTAATCCGGTCACGTCAGCCGAGCCGGGCAGGTGGAAGACCGTGCGCACGCCGTATTTGCAGGGTGTCATGGACGCTTTCACGGATCCGTATGTCGAGGAGATCACGGTCATGGCGGCTTCTCAGGTCGGTAAGACTGAGGGCATGTTCAATATGCTGGGATACCTGATTGATCAAGACCCGGGCCCCACGCTTGTGGTATTGCCGAGAGAAAACGACGCAAAGAGTGTTTCTTATAACCGTGTGCTTCCAATGATTCATGGTTCCCCGGTTCTTCGCAATCGTATGCCACTTAACGCCGACGATATGACAAAACTCGAGTATCGTTTTGACCGGATGATTCTTTTTTTCGCAGGGTCGAATAGCCCGGCCGATCTTGCCTCACGACCGATTCGTTATTTGTTTCTGGATGAGATTGATAAATACCCGAGATTCTCGGGGCGTGAGGCGGATCCGATTAAACTCGCCACAGAGCGGCAGAAAACATTTTGGAATAAAAAGACGGTCAAGGTCTCAACGCCGACAACCCGTGACGGGTATATCTATCGTGAGTTTGAGAAATCTGATCAGCGCAGGTTTTTCGTGCCATGCCCGCATTGCGGCGGATATCAGATATTGGTGTTCGGTCAGATTAAATGGCCGGAGCATGAGAGGTCAGCGGAGAGAATCAGGAATGAGCGTCTTGCGTGGTATGAGTGTGAGCATTGTAAAAAGCGAATCGATGATTATCAAAAGCAACAGATTCTTCCTCACGGGAAATGGGTTCCTAGAGATTGCGAGATAAATGAGCAAGGTGAGATTTGGGGAGAGGGTATTAAAAGTAAACACCGGGGATTTTGGATCAATTCACTTTACTCGCCGTGGCTTAATTGGAGTGATATCGCCGCTGAGTTTTTGAAATCAAAAGATTTCATTGAGCTGTTGATGAACTTTGTCAATTCGTGGCTTGCCGAGGTTTGGGAGGAAAAGATCGAGGAAACTACAGTTGACAGGGTTAAGGCGCACGCATGCGAGTACACCGAGGGAATTGTGCCGGATGAGGCGGTTGTATTAACGGCGGGCGTTGATGTTCAGAAAGACCATTTTTATTACGTCATTCGTGGTTGGGGTTACGAGGAACAGTCTTGGCTTGTGCGGTGTGGCTCTCTGGAATATTGGGACGATTTGGTTGAGTTGTTATTTAAGACCGAATACAGGAAATATTCAGGCGGTGAAACGCTTCCGGTTTACATGACGTGCGTTGACTCGGGGTTTAGGACTGATGAGGTATATCACTTTTGCAGGCAATGGCACGATCGTGCGAAAGCGATCAAGGGGCAGGAAGAATTAACGGATGGCAGGTTTTATCGTGCCTCGAAGATCGATATCAACTCACGCACGGGAAGCATAATCAAGAATGGACTTGTTTTGTGGAATCTAAATGTCACGCAATACAAAGACAAGATCAGCCGTCTTGTGGCGAGTAAGGATCCGGCGAAATGGCATTTGTTTAAGAATCCGTCAGATGATTATCTCGCTCAGTTTACCTCTGAACACAAAGTTTTAATAAGAAACAGAAACACCGGCAAGGCGAAGGAAGTCTGGCAGAAAAAACGATCCTCGGTTGCGAATCACTATCTTGATGCGGAGGTCTACGCCATTGCGGCGGCGGATATTATCCGTGCGCTTAATTTGCGCCGGGATGAACGCACAGTCCATAAAGATATAAGGCAGGAACATAGCCGTTCCAGTTGGATTCGCAAAAGAGAAGGGGCGTGGATTTAATGGGCGGCAGATGGCTAAACAGACATGAAAACTGGCTTGAAAAAAAACCCAAAATTGAGCGGCGACCTGTTGGGAGACCGGCGAATGACAGTGAGGATTATGGCGTGAGATATATTCCGATTAAGTGTCCGAAGTGCCGGAGCAAAGACGTGAGGTGTTATTCGAGTACGCCGCCGATTCGGTATCATGTCTGCAGGGATTGTGGCCATAATTTCAAATCCGTTGAGGCAAACGATGAAAAATAATTATTACTATTTTGTAGTAACGACCCAATTGAAAAAGATTTGAAGTGAGATAAACTTGAATTAGAAGATTAAAGGCGGGACAGCTGATCACTGTTGCCGCACCCAATAAGTCATAAAAACCCGATTCCTTAGCTAAGGGGGAGTCGGGTTTTTTTATTGGGCTGATGGAGATGTTATGAGCGCACCAACAAAACAGGAAATGCTTGAGAACGTTGAGACGGCGATTAACGCCAGAATGACTGGCGGGGCGGTGCAGTCGTATTCAATCGGCGGCCGCAATTTGCAGTACATAACATTGGCGGAACTTATAAAACTGCGGGACACGTTGCGGCAGGAAATCGCCGCAGGTAGTTCTCGCACGTCATACGCAAAGTTTGAGAATCCGGTATGAACATAAAAGAAAAATTAGCGAATGGATTAGACGGGCTGGTTGGTTTCTTCTCGCCAAAAGCGGGCTTAAAGAGACGTATGTTTCGTGAGGCGATTAAGTTATCCGATAAGTTCGGGGCTTATCGAGGAGCGGAAAAAAACAGGCTTCGTTCGTCATGGATCCCGGGCGGGGGATCGGCTGATCAGGACATCATTCCTGATTTGCCAGATTTAAGAGAGCGCAGTCGTGATTTAAACCGTAACGACGCACATGCCTCAGGGATCACGAACACCATGACAACGAACGTTGTTGGCACTGGCATTCGGCCGCAGAGCAGGGTTGATAAAGAGGCTTTAGGGATCGCAGAAAGCAAGGCGGATAAGTTTCAGAAGAAAGCCGAACGGTCATGGAAGCTGTGGCTTCCGTACGCCGACGCTGGCAACCGCATGGATTTTTATGAGATTCAGCAGTTAGTTGACCGGCAGATTCTGGAGAATGGGGAGGCGATTGTTATCCCGGTAATGTTTAAGGATAAAAATCGTCCATACTCGCTCGCCTTACAGGTTATCGAATCAGACAGGCTCGCCACGCCCCCGGATAAACGTGGGGACAAAACAGTGAGAGCTGGAGTCAAGATTGGCGAGAACGGCGAGCCGGTTTCTTACTTTATTCAGAAAACACACCCCGGTGATTACCGGTTATCTAAAAGCGAGGATCGGGACTTTGTTGAGATTCCCGCTCGCAACGAGTTCGGCAGACCTAATGTCTTTCATTTATATCAAGTTCAGCGATCTGGACAGACTCGTGGGGTTCCGTTTTTCTCTCCGGTGCTCACGTATTTCAAAGACTTGGCGGAGTACGCCGAAGCGGAACTTGTCGCCGCACGAATTGCGGCGTGTTTTTCAATATTTATCACCTCGGAAGCATCGATGGATCTTAACACCGGATATGATCGCAACTTTCAAGGGCAATTTTTAGAGTCATTAGAGCCGGGCATGATAAGGCATCTTCTTCCGGGTGAGTCTATAACCTCGTTTAATCCACAACGACCTTCAGCGACATTTGAGCCCTTCATAGAAAAGATGCTCAGGGCGATTTCAGCGGCGTTGGGGTTGCCATATGAGTTGGTCGCCAAGGATTTCTCAAAGACGAACTACTCAAGCGCACGTGCGGCTCTGCTTGAGGCTCGCAGGTATTTCAAAGTGAGGCAGGAATGGCTCGCACGCAAACTCTGCCAGCCGGTTTGGGAAATGGTCTTGGAGGAGGCGTATCTCAGGGGTGAGTTGGGAGCGATTTCGTTTTACGAGAATAAGCAATATTGGGTCAACGCATCGTGGATTACTCCGGGATGGGAATGGGTTGATCCGTTGAAAGAAGCCCAAGCGGCGGAAGTGGGGATCCGAAACGGAATTATCACGTATTCGGATTTGTATTCGGCGCAAGGGAAAGACTGGGAGGAATGTTTTGAGCAAAGAAAAAGGGAACAAGAAAAAATCAAAGAACTCGGGCTTGAAATTAATCAGAAGCCAGATTCAGGTGATGGTAAGAGCGCAGATGCAGACAGCGCAGACGCTGGTCGTGGAGGTGAGGAATAAATGAAAAAAGATTTATTCAGGGCGGACGTCGTTCGTTCCGGCAAGGTCAGGATTGATAGAGAAGCGGCTGTGATCAATGGATTCGCCGTGGTCACGAAAGGTGTCACTAAAGACAGCCGGGGCGAGTTTGATGATGTCTCGCTTGATTCTGTTGTTGAGCTTGGGAACAAGGTGAATACGGGGGTGAAGTCACGGTTTGGTCATCCGAATATGAGTAGCACCGCTCTTGGCACCTTTTTGGGAAGGGTGCGTAATTTTAGGCGTGACGGCGATATCGTCAGAGCCGACTTGCACATTGATAAGACGGCTTTTGAGACTCCGGAAGGTGATCTCGCCGGGTATGTGCTTAATCTCGCTGAAAGCGATCCAGAGATGTTTGGGGCATCGATGGTGATTTATTGGGATGAGGAAAAGCGAGAGGGTTTGGACGCTAATGGAAACGAGCTACCGCCGTTCATTCGTGTTACGAATCTTTTCTCGGTTGACGTGGTAGACGATCCGGCGGCGAACAACGGGCTTTTCGGTATGCCGTTTTTCTCCGAAAGCGTGAGGCCGTCAGCGGAGATGACAGCCTTCTTGGATAAATTCCTTAACAATCCTGATGCGGTAGAGAAAACCATCGGGTTTTTGAATAGATATCGTTTGAATAAGGACGTGGAACATAAATGCAAAAAGGAGGTACCAGAGATGGATCAGTTAACGGTAGAGAAGTTGAAGGAGGAGAGAAAGGATATTTTTGAGGCGGTGCTCAAGGAGGGTTTTGAGGCTGGCGTTCAGGACGAGCGTCTTAGGGTTGTCTCAATCATGAAAAAAGCGGAAACCTTTCAGGGGATGAGCGCTCTCGCTTTGGAGTCAGTCGAGCGGGGGCTTACGCTTGATCAATCGGTCGTGAAATTTCAGCAGAAGCGGCTTGATGATATCGAGAAAGCGTCAGCGCCAGTTGTCGGGCCTGATGGCGAGGAAGTATCCAAAAAGAAAGTGACTCATTTGGAGCGTGCCCGGCAGTACCAGAAAGAAAATGGGTGCGGTATGACGGACGCTCTTAAAGCGACAGCGGACAAAAGACAATAACCATAAAGGAGGAGGTAGAAAAATGTCTCAATTTAATATCGGATCAAAAGCGTTTGTGGGGGGAGAGGATTTGGACGCCTACCGTCGGGTGAAGTTAAGCGCAGGAAGCGGCTCGCAGGTTGAGTATGCGGACGCAGGCGAGGCTTGTATTGGAATCACTGCGGCAAAGGCGGCACAGGGTGAGCATGTCAGCGTGGATTTAAAGACCACGGGCAGAACGTTCAAAATGGTTGCGGCTGGCGCTATTACTGTTGGCGGTAACTTTTACGGAGCTAATGACGGCAAGATCAGCGCAGTCGTTAATGGTTCCATTATCGGAAAAGCGCTGGAAGTGGCGACGAGCGATCTGGAAGTAATCGAAGGGCTATTTGCCTAATTAAAAGGAGGAATAAAAAATGCCAGACTATCAGGGAACAAGAGCGGTACCAAGGCTTGAGTTAGGGGAAGCGGCGCTGGAGTTTATCCAGTCGCAGGATGAGTTTATAGGCACGAAGGTTCTGCCTATTTTTCAAACCAAAAAGAAAGCGAGCATCTTTCCGGCGATCACACGGGAAAGCATCACTCGTGAGGCTGACACCAAGCGTGCGCCTCGGGGCAACTACAACCGAGATTCCTTTCAGGCGAAGGATAGGCAGTACAACTGCGAGGAGCACGGTTTGGAAGGGCCTCTTGATGATTCAGAACGTGAAATGTACGCCACGGATTTTGACGCCGAGCTTACAACCGTTCAGATCGTGACACGCAGGGTTCTACAGGCGCAGGAGAAGCGAATCGCATCAAAAGTTTTTGACACCTCAATTTTCACGGGGTCAAAACTTTTCACCGATTTCTCGGCTGAGCCGTGGGATAACGCCTCGAGCGATGTTATAGCTCAGGTACGATCCGCTCGGGAGCAGGTGAGGCAAAACTGCGGGATGGAACCCGGTTCGCTCATCATGAGCAAAGCGAATATCGACCGGCTTCTGAACAACGACAAGATCAAGGGAGCGATTCAGTACGTCGCAAGGCTGACTGAGGCTGAACTCTTGAACGCCATGGCGGATATTCTCGGCGTTAAGAAGATCGTTGTCGGCAAGGCGATTTATAACACGGCGAAAGAAGGCAAGGCGTTTCAGGGAGCAGATATTTGGAGCGACGACTTCGCCATGGTGGCCGTGATCGGGGACGGGCAGAGATTATCCGATCCGACCGTGGGAAGAACATTCCTTTGGACAGCGGACAGCCCGGAGAACGCCACGGTTGAGCAATACCGTGATGATGCGGCGAGAAGCGATATCTTCCGTGTGCGTCAGCACGTGGACGAGCTGATCGTTGATCCGTACTTCGCTCATCTTATGAAAGTAGACGCTTAACATTTGAGGTTCGCCCGGGAGTTTAATCGCTCCCGGGCCCTCTTTAAGGGTAGGTGTCTATGAGTTTGAAAGAACAGATGCCGAAGGACGCTGTCGGGTGTTTCTTGAACACCGGCGAGTTCGCCGAGGAGATTACCTACACGACAGGTGCGGGTGTTTCCAAGGTAATCAAAGCCGTTGTTGTGCGCTATGAGCTCGCTCCAGCGGAAGAAAACATCAACCGCTCGTTAAAGAAGCAGGCGGAAGTTTACATAGCGAACGATGAGACAAACGGCGTGGGAACGGTAAATAAAAAAGATGACCGCATAACGCTTAAAGACACCGAGGGTGTTGATCACGAGGCGAGAATTAACGATGTCATAACTCGTGATGAGGGTATGTGGTACCTCTTGGTGGGGTGGTAGTCATGGTGCAGTTGACCACAGAGATTGACACACGTGCGCTTGAGCGGGCGATCAAAATCGCACCTCGGGTTCTTAAATTTGAACTCGCTGATGGATTGGATCGCATCGGTAAAGGGTTTTTGAAGCGGTTCAGACAGCAACAGCTTCAGGGGCCTCCGGGAGTTCGAGGAGCGTCAGGACACGGGCTTTTTGGTACGTTCAAGCGGACATTTCTCGTCTCGCCTGAAATCGAGGGCATGGGAATTGAAATATTTACCGAGTCAAAGATCGCCAAGCTCCATGAGGCAGGAGGCACGGTAAAAGACCCGGGCGGCAAGCGGCTGGCGGTGCCTTTATCGGCACGCAGTGAGATGTTCACGCCTGCTGGAAAACTTAGAGCCAGATACAAACGCCCGAAAGAGTTGAAAAACGTCAGGGCGATGCGTTGGAAGGGTGTGACGTTTCTCGCACGGGTGACAAAGCGTGCGCAGAAGATATTGCCGCTTTATGTCTTAAAACGGCAGGTGAGGATAAAACCCCGGCTTGGATTTTACCGTACATGGGACGGGCTGGTGAATTACCGCATTGATATTTTGAATAAGTCGATCGCCAACGCTTTGAGGAAGATTTAATGGAAACGGTGAGGGAACGGATACTTCAAAATATAAAAACCACAATCGAGGCGGTGACGATCGCCAATGGATACAGCTTTGATTTCACGCCGCAGACAGTCCAGCGGTGGTCAATGCACGGCAATCGTATGGTTGATATGCCAATGGCGGTTATTAGTCCGGGAGATGAGGACGAAACGAGTTCTCCGAATCCGTTTGAGGAATGCGTGTTGACGGTTTATTTAGACGTATTTTTTATCAATGATGAGAACGACGCCGTGCCGACCGACACATATTTAAATAGATTGCAAGGCGATATCAAGAAAGCGATTTTGTTGGATTCGACTCGAGGCGGGGACGCAATCGATACAGATGTTTTAGGGACAACTCCCTTCGAGACGACAGAGGCGCAACCATACGCAGGAATCATTATGGAGTTGAGAATTCGGTATCGTCACTTGCGTTCGGATCCAACGGCAAAGAATTAACAAGGAGGAACGACGATGTCAATGCTTATAAGAAAACGCCAGCTTGCGGCGAAGATTGAGGCTGTCGAGGGTGTTGCGGAAACCCTGTTGGCGGCTGACGCAGGTATTCTGGTCAACTTCTCGCCTAAGGCGAGTTACGATCCGCAGATGTATCAGCGGGATCCGGTTAGGGCCTCGCTCACGAAGATGGGGAAGCTCGCTGGGAAACGCTCGGCGGGGATTGATTTTAGCGTTGAGCTTAAAGGTTCGGGTTCAGTGTCTATTGAGCCGGAATGGTTACGTTTGGTTAAAGCGTGCGGGTTCGCCTCAAACGCTTTGAAGAAGATATCGATCGGTGCGATTACTTCGGGGCCTTATCAGCATGGCGAGACTATAACCGGTGGCATGTCAGGAGCGACCGGCAGAGTTGTTATTAAAACAGTTAATGGAACCCCGACGCTGTATTTCATCGCTTTAAGCGACACGTTTGAGAGCGGTGAGACCATAACAGGGGGAACGTCAGGAGCCACGGCAACGGCGACAGCGGATCCTGTGAGCGCAGGTTTTGAGATTAAGCCAATCAGCAGTTCGGTGATTTCATTGACTATGGGATTGTTTGAGGACGGTATCAGAAAAGTTCTTAAAGGATGCCGTGGAACAGTGAAGTTTAATTTCAAGATCGGCGAACCGGCGACTTTGGATTTTAGTTTTAAAGGCGTCGAGTCTGGCGTTGCGGATGTGCCCATGCTTACGGGTGTCAGTTTTGACAGCACGGTGCCGCCGGTGCTTCTGAACGCCGTGATGTCCTGTGACGGGGTGTCACTTAATATCGGCGAGATGGAGATTGATGTCGCCAACACGCTCGCCTCAAAAGACAAGATTGACGACGCAAAAGGGATTATTTCCTTCATGATCACCGGCCGTGACATGCAGGGGTCATTCAATCCCGAGATGGTTCCGGTCGCCACGCATGACTTTTTCTCGAAATGGTTTGGCAACACGCCGATGGCGGTAGATCTGGCGTATGGGGAAACGGAAGGCAATAAGTTCAGGTTCTACGCCCCCGGGATTATCTATAACAAGGTCGATGATGGTGATCGTGACGGTATTCAACTGGCGCAGACGTCGTTTGATCTGACCGGTTCAATGGAGCCCGGCGATGACGAACTGGCGATATTACTTTTATAAAACAGGAGGTGTTTCATGTTAACAGGTATTGATATTAACGCTACACGAGAGCATGTGTCCAAGCTGGATACGGATAAGGACAATCCCACGGTGTTTCATATTGGGCTATTGGATCCGGTATTGAGGGCGGAGGTTGATGATGAAAGCAGTACCTATGAGATGAGCTCGACGAATCCAAACGACAAGGCGAAGGTGAGGCTTAATTGGAATAAGCGGCAGATCACGGCGATTAAGTTTGGACTCAAGGGCATGGACAATTTCCTTGATCCTCAGACCAAGAAGCCAATTGAGCTTAAATTCGACACGATTCATTACGCAGGCAAGATGAGGAACGTCGTTCCGGACAGGATTATCGCCATGTTTCCGAACGAGCTAAGGCAGGAACTTGCGGAAGTGATTCTGAGCGAATCCAAACTGTCGGAGGGCGAGCAAAAAAACTAATAGTGGCGGTTCATTTGGGCGATCTCACCATGAACTGCCGCAATTGTTTATGCGGGAGAAAGATTCAATGCGAGTATGAAGTGCCCGGACAGGAAGTCTGGGAACTATACGGCGAGCAGTACCGAGGATGCCCTTTCAAAATCGTCACGAGACAGTCGGCGAATTTTTTAAGGGCATTTCAGTTTTATAAGCAGGGATATCTGCCTAACAGTGGGAGCTGGGTAGATCAGTCGGCGAAGATGTTGGACGCTTTTGAGGTCATTGAGAAGGAGCTTCAGGCGATTGAGCTTGATCGGGAAAAAAGAAGGAATCGGTTTAAGCGATGACGAATAAAGAGCTGTCAATCATATTGCGGTTGCGGGACGAGGCAACGAAACGTCTTGAGGGCGTCCGTGGCAGTCTGCAGAGATTCTCTAATTCTTGGAAGCAGAACTGGCTTGCCATCACCGCCGCTATTACGGCGAGCATCATGGCGCTTCGTAAGGCGTGGGATCTCATGGAAATGGGGGCGAAAGCCCAGCAGATAGAGGAAAGTTTCAAACGCATGGCCGAGAGTGTTGGTATCAACTCACGAGAGATGAAAAAAGCTTTACTCGAAGCGTCGCAGGAGACGGTTAATTTCTCAAACGTGGCGGATAAGGTTTCCGCTCTTATGGCGCAGGGCTTGAATATGGATCAGGTCACGGCGCTCATGCGGCAGGCTCGGGTTGAGGCACGGATATTCGGCACGACCACGGAAGAAGCGTTTCAAAACATATCAAGCGCAGTTACTGGAGGATTGGTCACCACTTTGCGCAGGTCGTATGGACTTCAGTTGTCGCTTAAAGACGCTGTGGAGTCCTACGCTCGTGCCACGGGAAAGACAACCGAGCAGGTCGAGAAATACCATATGGCGCAGGCGATCGCCAATCATATTTTGGAGAGAAGCAAATCGCATCTTGAGGCGGTGAACCTTGAGATGATGACCAGTTACGAAAGAGTTCAGATGCTTAAATCCAAATGGAACGATTTCATGGAGTCTGCCGGGCAGATGTTATGGCAGGTGCTCGGGTTTCTTCAAGGATTCGCCAATCATTTAGTGGCTGGAGTGTTCACGATTCTTGAATACGGGGCTGGCGCTGTGAAGGCGTTTATTCAGGGAATTATTAACGCCCTTAACGGTCTTTTAAGGTTCGGGACGGATTTCTTCCAGAAGCTCATGGTGCCGCTCATTAAATTTTACGAGCTTTTGGGAAAACTACCCGGCACAGTCGGCGAGACGTATCGGCAGGCGGCGGCGGAGGTAGAGCGGTTCTCGCAATCATTAGAGGAAAACACGATCCAGTTCAATGTCGACGGCCTCACGCAGGGGCTTGAGGAAGCACGGCAGGCATTTAACTTAGCGGCTGAGGAAAGCGCACGAGAAGCCATGACGCAGTACGACCTTGTGTTCGCTAAGGTCAAGGACACGGGCGATAAGACAGCGGAGATTTTGAAGAATGTGGCGAAAGAGGTCGGTAAGGGAGCGGAGGAAGCGGGCAAACAGTTTAACGTCATGGAGGAGTTCGCCAAGCAGTCAGCGCACAATATGCAGAACGCTTTCTCGGAATTCTTTTTCAAGGCGTTTACCGGCGAGCTTCGCAGTATCAAGGAAGTGTTCGCTAATTTCGGCAGGGCGGTCTTGCAGATGATTTCAAACATATTGGCGAAGCTGTTGCTTATCAAAATATTCACGGCGATGGCTGGAGCTGGCGGAACGATATTCGGAGTTCCAGTGGCGAGTTTATTTCATCAGGGCGGTGCTATTCAGAAACGCAACCGAGCGTTTATTCGTGCTCACTCCGGGCTGGCGCCCGACGAGGTGCCAATTATAGCGCAAACCGGCGAGGGTGTGTTGTCTCGCAGGGGAATGCAGGCGTTAGGTGGGTCGGATAACTTGCGGGCGCTCAATAACGGCGAGTCTGTTCGGGGAGAGGGGATCACCATAAACGTCAATCAGGTTGTTCAGGCTTGGGACGCTCAGGACGTGTGGCGTAATCGCAAGATGTTGTCGAATGCCATAGCGGATGACATTTATAACAACGGCAAAATTCGGTCAGTGATCAGGAGTTACGCATGAGCGAATTTACATATTTACCAGATTTTGTTTTCGAGGAATCGCTTGAGTATAAGACGCTCATTTCGGAGTTTGATAACGGCGCTGAACAACGCAGACGCAAATGGGCGGCGCCGTTACGCAAATGGCGGTTGAGGTTCAGTAACAAGACGAAGGCAGACATGCAGGCGGTGCGGGATTTTTTCAAAAGCAAATACGGGGCGTTCATGGCGTTTACTTGGACGAACCCTAACGACTCGGCTGAGTATTCGGTGCGGTTTGTTGAGGACAGCTTCAAATTCACGATGAAGGCTCACGAGGTCTATGACTTCGAGTTTGATTTGATGGAGGTGAAGTAATGCCAAGAGACGTTGACCTAATATTCAAGCAGGAGAAAGCGAAGCAGGAGAACGCCCCGATATTTCTTTACACGCTTGAGGCGTATGACGGAGTCAACGACCTGCGTCTGGCGGGGTTTGATCAGGATGTCACTTATGACGGCGTGCTTTACTCAAAGTTTCCTATAACGCACGAGTTTATAGCGGAGAACAATCAGGGTCAGATTGATCAGGTAAAGGTCAGGCTTGGCAACGTATCACGGCTTATTCAGCTTTATTTAGAGCAGTTTGATTTTAGGGGCAAGAAGGTTGTTATCCGCATGGTCTGGGCTGATCAGTTGGCGGACCCGGACGCTCATATGGATGACGTGTTTTATATCGACAATTACTCGGCTGATCAAAAAAACGTGGAGTTTACCTTAACCGGAAAGTTTGACATCTTAGGTGTTGATTTACCCGCACGCAGGTACGCACGGAATTATTGCGCTTGGAAGTTTAAGTCAGCGGAATGCGGGTATATGGGAGGAGAGGCTACGTGCAACAAAACGAAACAGCGATGCAAACAGTTGGAGAATTACCAGCGGTTCGGGGCGTTTCCGTCAGTACCGTCAAGACGGATTTACGTGATGTAGAGAAACGCATGGTTGAGAAGTATCTTGGCGTTCCATATCGGCACAGAGGACGTGATATGGATGGTCTCGATTGCTGGGGGTTTCTTAAACTGGCGTACGCCGACATCGGAGTTCGTCTTTTTGATATTGAGGATCTGGAATACGGCAAGGTGTGGGGATTAAAGGGCAAGGATTACTTCAAGGACAACTACGCTCACGATTGGATGAAAGTCAGCGAGCCGCAGACGCTCGATGGCGTTTTATTCGTCAATTCAAGAGGTATCGCCAATCACGCTGGCGTGGTCTTAAGTAGCAGACGGTTTATTCATTGTTGCCGTCAGGGTGTCGTGGTGTCACGGCTTGATGATGTTTCGTGGGTTAAAAAAATAGAAGGATTTTACAGGTTAAGAGCATGGTCATAATTCGTAACATAGCGAATCCATTTAAAGTTGAGGAAGCCGAAGTCCGGAAGTTCAAGTATTCCCGGGGCAAGTGCGTACGGGATTATCTTGATGAGGCGGGCTTTGACTATCAAGACAAGCGAGTAATCGTTACAGGCAAACGCATTGAGGATTTGTCTGTGCGGATTGACAACGGTGACGAGATCACTGTTATTCCGGAGGTAAGAGCTCCGATTGTCGCTGTGGTGTCGTGGATTATTTCCGCTGTTTGGGCGGCGGCCGTGGCGCACCCATTCTTATTCACATTCTTTGTGCTTTCGATGGGATATTCCATTTATCAGTATATGAACCAGCCCAAAATGCCGGATTTTAATTTAGGCTCGGCGACAGGCATGGATGAGGGATCGCCCACGTACGGCTGGGATGGCGTTCAAACAATTCAAGAGGTTGGGGTTCCGGTGGCGGTGGTTTACGGTAGGCACCGTATTGGCGGCAATATCATCAACCAGTTTTTATGGGAAGACGGGGATAAACATTATCTCAATGTTCTGCTGGCGCTCTGCGAGGGGGAGATCGAGTCGATAGAGGATATTGAGTTAAATAATAATCCGATAGTTAATTTCGACGGCGTTTCACTTACCAAACGGTTCGGCACGAATTATCAGAGCATGATCTCTAATTTTGAGGATCTGCACAATGTTTATCCGGTCAACGCAAATCTCACGCAGAATAATCCGTATATTTACACAATGGTTGATTCAGACGTTGAGGCGTTTGAGATTCACTTACGCCTTAATAACGGATTGTATCAGCAGAATTCGGGTTCCGGTGATATCCAGAGTTGGAGCGTGACTTATCGGGTCGAATATAAGCTCCATTCAGAAAGTGTTTACCTTGATTTGGGCGAAAGCACTATCTCCGGACAATCACGCACGAGTGTTCGGCGTGTGTTTCGTAAAACCAGCCTTACTCCCGGGCAGTACGATATTCGCATCACCCGCACCAGCGAGGATAGTTCGCTTCAGCCATTAAAGCAGGGCGACCTCACGTTGTTTCAGATTGATGAAATCAAAACAGACGATTTGAGTTATCCCAACACCGCATTGCTTGGGCTTCAATTATTGGCGACCGACCAATTGAGTGGATCCACGCCGAATATAACAGCGATCGTTGAGGGCAAAAAGGTTTTAATCCCTGACGTGCGTAACGCAGGCGTGCCGGTTGCTTGGGAGGATTATTACTGGGATGGGAGCGGTTATCGTCTTTTCTCTGACGACACAATTCTTTCATGGGACGGATCCACTTATGTTTTGAGGTATTCGGCGAATCCGGTTTGGTGTTTGCGTGATTTTGTCACGGATAAAAGATACGGGCTTGGTGAGTTTATTCTCACGGCCAATTTGAACAACGCCTCGCTTCTTGAGATGGCTCAGTATTGCGAGGAGAGAGTGCCGGACGGTCAGGGTGGTTTTGAGAAGCGGTTCAGGATGGACGTGGTTATAGATAGCAATCATAGGGCGCTGGATATATTGATTCAGCTGTGCGCAACGTTTAACGCCATGCCGGTCTATAGCGCAGGAGGGCTTACATTCAAGATTGATAAGCCCGCCTTACCCACACAGTTATTTGGCATGGGCAATATCGTCAAGGACTCATTCGCCCAGAGCTGGAAAACAATGAAAGAAGTTCCGAACGTGATTGAGGTTCAGTTCACCGATAAAGAGAAAAATTATCAGCAGGAAACAATCGCCTACATCGATGAGGACTCACTGGCTTTAGGCGAGCCGATGCGTAAGAGCCAGATTCGTTTATTCACGACAAGGGCGAGTTACGCCATACGTGCGGCACGGTACGCCTTAAAAGTCGCTCGTTACATTAACCGATCAGTCGCTTTTAAGGCGGGGATTGACGCTGTCGCTTGTCAGGCGGGAGACATTATTTCTATCTCGCACGATGTTTCGCAATGGGGTTTTTCAGGCAGGGTGCAGTCAAGTAGTTCAGCCACGCTTATAAAGTTAGATCGGGCTATGGTGATTGAAGACGGCAAGTCATACAAGATACAGGTTCGTTTCTCCGATGACACGATTGAGGAGCGGCTTATTACCTCATCTACGGGAACGCATACCGAGATTTCGTGTGAGGCGTTCTCCGATGATCCGCAGGCGTTTGATGTATACGCTATCGGCGAAATGAACAAGATAAAGAAAGATTTTCGAGTGGTTTCAGTTCAGCGGGAAGGTAAGCATGAGGTTCAGATATCGGCTCTTGAGTATAACGAAGCAGTATATGACGATTCAGATATTATTTTGCCGCAGAATAACTACTCATCGTTATCAAGCGAGATTCCCACGGTCAATAATCTTAGCTTGACGGAATCACTGGTTAAGAAGACAGACGGGACGATTGAGAACGCAATTGATGTGTGGTTTGACCGCCCGGCGTATGTGGATCATTACGTTAAGTCATACGCCAAGGCGAAGATTTATTTGAGTGATGATAATGGTCTGAGTTGGCGTGCGAGAGGTGAGACCACCGGCACGCAGTTTCGTATTATTGGCGACATCGTTGACGGCCACACGTATAAGGTCAAGGTTACTTCACTTGATTCCATGAATGAGGAGAGCGCTCTCGCCACAGCGCCGGAAAGCGAGATCACGGTTGTGGGTAAATCAGCGCCGCCATCGGATGTTCCGTCGTTCTTAGTTAACCGCAACAGGGACATGCTTTATTTCGGTTGGACGCCAATCGCTGACGTGGATGTTTGGGGGTATGAGATCAGGCGTGGGCTCGACTGGGAGAGTGGTGAGTTTATCACGCTTCAACAGGGGACGCATTATCTCACCAAGGATGTGAAGCGAGGTGTTGGTCAGAGTTATTGGATTAAGGCGATAGACACATCTGGCAATTATTCCGTGAACGCAAAGCAGGCGGTTGTGACGATCACGGAGATTCCTTTCAGGAATATTATCGCTGAGTATCAGGAACAGCCATTGTGGGAAGGCGCTAAGGTCAACATCGAGAAAGAGGGCGAGTCGATCGTGATTACGGAAGGGGTAATGTCCGGGACGTATACCACGCCGATTAGGGATTTCGGGTATGTGGCGAGCGTTTATATCGGCATTGACGTTGTTGTCGCTACCTCATTGGGACGGCGGTTTAACAGTGACGGTGTCACGAAATTTACCGATAGCCCATCGTATCGGTTCACTGGGCAGGAGACCTTGAGGGCGGCGAGTTTCCGCATAAGGACTTCAGAGGACAGCGTCACATGGAAGGATTGGGAGGATTACCAGCCCGGCGATTATTACTGTCGGTATTTTCAGATTGAGTTGACGCTGTATCGGGAGAATATCGGTGATGAGATCACTTGCTCAACGTTGCAGTATTTCGGCGATCTGCCGGACGTTGATGATTACGGCAACGACACGGTTGTTTCAGCGGTTGACGGCGAGGAAGTATTCTTCGGAAAAACGTATCACGAGGAGCCGAGCGTTCATGTGGAGATAAGAAGCGGGAGCGGGATTTATTCGCAGTTCGTGGAAAAAGATATCACGAGTTTTAAGGTGAAGTTATATGACGCCCAAGGCGTGGCGCAGACAGGTATGTTTGACTGGCACAGTCACGGGATTTAGGAGGTCTTCAAATGGCGAAGAATTTGATTCCATGCAAGGTGGTTATTGAGTTTGAAAAAGGCGAGTTTTTGAACGGTGTCATTTTATATAAGGTCAATGATGGCGGCGTTATCGGTCGCATGAAAAGTGTCGGGATAACGGACGCAGATTTTAATAAATCGATCTTAAACGGTTTGTTGCAGAAATTTACTAAACACGCAAACCAGTCGGAAGGAGTGGAAGATGGACAAGTTGATTTGTAACAAGTGCAAGAAGGAAATTCCTGACGACATGGCGTATGTGACGGTCAGGGGTGAGATTATCCTGCGCATGCCTAAGAGAAAGCCCATCGTGTTCACTTGCTCTGAACAAGCTGAGAATTACGCACGGCAGATGACGTTACATGATGTTTGCTGGATTCAGATGTTACGGGAACACGGAATTGAGCTTTACGACCTCAATGAGGTCGCTGAGTCTTATAAGAAAAAGGAGGTGGGCGATGGCTTGGGACAAGACTAAACCAGAGAACGACATGCTTTTGATTAATTTCCCGCCAGCTTGCAGGGCTAACTGGGAGGCGTTGGAGTTATTGACGGATCCGCTGTTGCAGATCACGAATGAGAAAGTCGCACCGGGAGCGGGTATCGAGGACACGAAACTCGCTCAGATTACTTCTGTCAATAAGGTGCATGGATCGGCGCTTACGGGTCTTGCGAGCGTTCCTTCAGCGGCCGGAGTGTTGCCGACAGAGAATTCGCCCAACAAGTTAAAGGCGGACGTCAGCGACACGACGCCGGAGTATTTGGACGGACTTATTGATACGGCGATGTTTCAGGTGTCTGCGAGTGATCAATTACAGCTAAAAGACGGCGGGGTGTTAACAGCGAAGCTTGAGAACGGCGCCGCATCACCCGGGAATAATAAATATTACGGAACGAACGCATCAGGCACAAAAGGTTTTTTTGATCGGACGGCGGTTTACGCCACGTAAGGAGATGTATGGCGCATAAGATGCCACCAAAACAATGCTCATCGAACACACCGGCTTGGACGGATCCGGCGCTTACGGATTTATCGACAAAAATCCGTAAGGCGCACGCTGATGAGTTGAGGTCGTTTTTAAACGCAGAGTTTGTGAGGCGGGGATTAACGCAAGCGTCGTTTACGGACCCGACTATCACGGCTTTGGTTACTGAAATCCGCAAAGTTCACGTTGACGAATTACGGACAGAGCTTGTGGCATGTAAATTAGGCAGAGGTGAGTCGGGTTATTGTCCTCAGGATAGTTCAGGGTGTATGGATTTCACGGATCCAACAATCACGGCTCTTTCTACTGAGGTCAGAGGTATTCATTTTCGGCAGATGATGCAGAAGGTTCAGGCTTTAATGACTGGCTGTATTTGTGAGACAGAACAGTGTCAGTATTGCGCCGACTGTGGGTATCACTACACGACGTGTTCGCATGCGGGCGTCGCTTGCGACGATCATAAATATTCGGAATGCCAGTATTCGATAAATCATTACTGGAACTGCGCCAGCATTAATTTGCCGTCAAGCGCAGAGCATCCTTACAAATCAGCGAACCCACCTGTGGCGTGGGATGGATACGTTCCTTGGGATTGGTGCGTGTATACGCCGCCGGGGTCAAACTGGGGATCGTGCGAGTACGCTGGTGGGCATAATCACACGGCGTGGAATTGCAAATGTAACCCTTATTCATGGTGATTGGTATGTTTCAAGATCAGGAAAAAGCGGACAAAGCGTCATTCAAGGCGGCTCTTTTGGAAAGTGAGAACGCCGTGGATGAGCTTATCCATTGGAGCAAAAATAACCTCAACGATTTAAGCGTTCAGTGCTTCACGCATAAACACTTTATGAGCGTTCAGGCTTTCGTGGATATTTTGCGTGAGGTTTATCAAGAGCTGGGTGTTGAGGGCGAGAATGGCAATATCTCAAACTTCGTCTTGTTCATCGCCGGTGCGCATAGGGATAACCTTTACGCTTCACACGTTATCGCTCTAACCGATGAGCACCGGCAAGTGTTTCAGGAAAAACTCGGATTGGATATTGTTGAGATTGAGACAGGACTCAGCAAATTAGTTTGGAGGATCGATGTCGGTATTTGAGATTAAGAACAGCAAGGCGATCGGCGATCTGCCATCTCAGTGCAGGGACGTTATCAAGCGGTATAAGGACGATGGGATGTTTGATATCGGTTCGATCACGGATGGCAAGCAGGAATACACCACGGTGTATTTTCTTATGACGCAGGACTGCAATCTACGGTGCGCCTATTGTTATCAGCCCAAAGAGTTCAGGAAGAAGGACTCAAATATCACGCAGGACGTTATTGACGCAACAATGGACTGGGCTTCACGGACGTTTGATGAGCGCAAGATTAAGTTCAGCATCTTTGGCGGTGAACCGTTCTTGAATTTCCCGATGCTCAAATATCTTTGCGATACCTATTGCATGTATCGTTACGTTGTCACCACGAATGGTCTTGTGCTTTTGGAGAATCAGGGTGTCAGGGAATGGGTTTTGCGGCACAAGTATCATTTGAATTTAAGCGTTAGCGTATCGTCGTTACGCAGTGTCTTGGGTGATGATTATTTGGATAAAGCCACAGCAGTGCTTGATTTGGTTAGAGCCAACGGCGGGGACGTGCATTATGTGGTAGATGATCCTGATCGTCCGGGGATTTATGAGGAGATCGTCCGGTTGTATGAATACGGTGTGCCAATCGTGCGGGTATCTTCAGCCCGGCATTGGGACATGGTTAAGAACAAGAATGAGCGGTTCAAAGATTTATTCAGGCGCATAGCGGATTACGTTTATTTCACCGGCAAGCCAAAGTTTGGCAGAAGTCAGTGGGATATAGCGTTAAAGAATAACATTTACCGCAAGATGAAAGGCATGCCACTCAAGGATGTGCCGCCGACTTTCTGCGGGTGTGGGTATTTGTATCTGGCGGTTAACAACAAAGGTGAGATTTATCCTTGCGACTTTTTCGCCAATTATCCGGAGTTCAAGATTGGTGATGTTCGGAGTGGGTTCAATGATACGGCGTTCTTTTTCAAGAAGATGGGCGATTGGATTGATGAGATTTACGAGCACTGCCGGGATTGCAAGGTTTGTTTTGATGGTGATATCAGGTGTTGCCCGAGAGCAATGTGTTTGGCGGAGAATTACACCGTTACCGGCAATCCGTTAAAGCCAGCGCCGAATCACTGCTGGGCGAACCGGATTGAGACAGCTACCTATGAATATATCGCAAAGAAGGCGATCGAGACCGGAGTTGATGTTCTTTATCATAAGGGGCGAGCATGAAAGTTCCGGTTTATAAGTCAGTGTATCTGTATTTGACGCACGCCTGCAACGCCAATTGCTCGTTTTGTTATCGCATGGGGTTGTTTGAGCGCAACAAGATGTCGACACTCGGGCCTGTGAAAATGTCTAAGCGGACGGCGGATGACATTCTTGATTTTTGTTTCTCAAGGCTTAAGCTGGCACCGAAGTTTACAATTTATTTTTGGGGTGGTGAGCCAACGGTTAATTTCGAGGTTATCCAGTATGTGATGGAGAAGTATCCGCAGATGCTCTTTCATATGAATACTAACGGCGCTTTGATTAACGAGCGCATGTATGAGTTTTTCTCAAAGCACCGCAATATTGGGATCACGTGGTCGTTTGGCAATTGCTATGAGAAATACGGCGGGCCCCAAGCTAAGGCGCAGGCGGAAGACTGGATGCTGAAACTGGTTAGAGAAAATCCGAATCACAGCGTGAACTTCATGGTTGTGGAGTATGGAAAGCTCAAAGAGGATTTTGATTTCATCGCCAAGAACATCACACGCAATATCACGATTGACCTCGCAACAAGGCACGATCACAGCCAAGAGGATTTGGAGAGGTTCGCTGAGCAGTATTTCGAGTTGCTCATCGAGCATGAGAAGGATAGTG